CAGAACGCGACGAAATTAACCCAGAAATCAACGAAGCACTTGTCGTTGAATTCTACAACAAAATGCTTTAATTTTAAGAAATATCTTACAGAAAGCCTACAATAGTGGGCTTTTTGCTTTGTCTTAAAACGTTGATTTCTGGGTTTGTTCAGTTATTTGTTCAGTTATAAACTTTTTAGCGCAGTTTCATAGAATGAGACTGCTTTTTTTGCGTTCTCTTTTGAGAGGTGACTATATATATCCATGGTCATAGATAATTGGGAATGTCCTAAACGGTGCTGAAGTTCCTTGTAAGGTATTCCAGAGTTAAGCAAGAGACTAGCGTGAGTATGGCGAAAACCATGAAAACCAATGTTAGGTACGTCAGCACGTTTAAAGTGAGTTCTTAACCTGGTTTGTAGAGTTCGATTATTGGGGTACTCATTTATGAAGTCAGAAAAGACTACAGTTTCAGAGCGCCCAAGTTGCCAAGCTTCTTGTACTTGTCTATGTTTGTACTGCTTTAGCGTACTAACAGTTGCTTGATCTATATCGATATCACGATAGCTAGATTTTGATTTAGGACTATTGAGTTCTTGATTATAGTTTAGTGTTTTTGTGATATGCACAATGGCATTATCTAAGTCAATATCAGACCAGGACAAGGCTAAAGCTTCATTGATACGACAACCAGTAGCAAGTAGAAACTTATAAAGTGTAATCTCATAATAATAGCGATACCTACTTACATCCAGAGTATCTAGGTATTTAAGAAAGCTTTTTAATTCATCATTATCAAAGTGCTTTACTTTTTCTCGCTTTGCTTTTTGTGTGTTGCGAGGTAATATTACCTCACGAGCTGGATTAAATGGTATGGCTTGCATAACTACACCATACTGTAAAATACGCTTATTTAAAGCGTGTAAGCTATCGTAGTATAGAAAAGCACCTTCTTCCCCTTTATTGGTTTTGTCAGCAAGTTTATTGACTACGTTTTGAATAAGTGGAGTAGTTAGTTTATCCAACTTATAAGAGCCAAATAAGGGCAAGATATGATTATCTAGCAGTCTTCTAACGTTTAATTGTGTGTTAGGTTTCACTGTATGCTTGTAACTTTCCCACCATAAGGAAGCTAGTTCCTTGTAAGTAGTAATATTTGAAGCCTGGAATCTAGTAGATCCATTTTGTAAAAAAGCAATTTCAGCTTCTTTTGTCTTTTGCTTAACTTCTTTTTTTGTTCTCCCTGTTATGCTTGTCTTTACATCTTTTCCAGTGACTTTATCAACACCAAGATAGACATTGGCACGATATACTATTGAACCGTCTTTTTTTGTGATTTGTTTTATTTGCATAGTATTCCTTTCCATCAGCAGGCAAGCAATTAGAAAAGATTTTGAGTTTATACCATGCTAGGAGTTACGAGAACCCCTCTATTTTCGATTTTAAGTAGTCAGACGGCAAATTGTACCAGATAAGAAAATAAAGCGATTATGGAGCTTATAAAGGATATTGATTAGATAATCTTCTCAAAAACCATTGTAGCTTGGATACGGTCGCCACCGCCTAGTCCTTTGCTTCCACCATTGGCGGTTGTGATTGTATGCAGGCGATAACCTTTTGAAGCTTGTTTATTGATAACATCTTCTAATTCTGTAAGGTTTCCTGATCCAGTGCCGAAAAACTTTTCTTTCAAAGTTACCTGAAGGACAACGTAGTGTAGTCCATTTACTCCAGATGCAGTAGAAAAACTACCTTCTTGTTTTACAGTGTCAAAAAATCCCATGGGGCTTACTCCTTTTATTATGTTAGTAATTGATAAAACTTAGTCAATAATTTTTTTGTATTGTTTGAATTGTTCTTCTATAGTGTCATCCTTGTATAGTGAATTAGTTACTTTAAGTATGTTTTCAGTTGGGATATAGTTTGATTTTACAGAGTACATAGATTTCAGTTTTTCTGTGTCCGTTTCTGTATATCTGTAATTAGAATTAAGTTCAGATAGATCTTGCAATTGATAAAAAATCATTTCTATTTGCTTATCAGATAAAACAATATCACTTAGAGAAATATAGTCTAAAAATCTAACAAATGCCTCTTTGTTCATCCTTTCCATAACATTATTATGGAAATCAATCTCATGTTCTGTAACATCATCATTATTGAACCCCAATAGATACCCAACACTTACCCCGAAAATATCCGCTAATTGCTGGGCTTTTTCTGATTTTATTTGGTGTTCGCCTTTTTCCCAGTTTAAAATTGTCAGTTTTGATACTCCGATTTGTTTAGCAAGTTCCTGTTGTGTCAGTTTTCTCTCTTGCCTTAATTCTTTCAATCTACTCATTTTTACACTACCTTTCCTCTTTATTCTACCACTATTTTGAAGATAAGTATAGAAAATTTATAATTTAATTTAATTTTTTCTCTTGACAAGTAAAAAAAGTTATACTAGAATGTAATCGTAGCAAGAAAAAGTATAGAAAACTATACCTTGTAATTCAACCAGATAAAACTCCATCTATCTACTACTTTTCACGTCTGGTTCGAAAATTTTAAAAAAGGAGGTGTTTAAATGCTTATAACTGAGAGTATGGCAGAACAGGTAAGAGTCAAGCGTGCAGTTAATCGTCTTACGATGAAGGAACTAGCACAAAAACTAGGTACAACATACTCTACCTTACGTCAGGTAGAACAGGGCGATTATGATGCCCCGAGACGAATATATCAATCAGTTAGTGAGTGGCTTGCTGAAGATTACTAGAAAGGGGCATAAGACAGAATCTAGAAATATTTTGCTTGCTACCTATGGCAGTATCAAGGGTTTGTAGGGGTTTATTCTCTCCTAAATTTTCCCTACCTCAATGATTTACTTTGGTACTGTTTTAGGTGGCAAGCACGAGCAACAAGAAGAAAGGAGCGAACCAATGGAATTGGTTTATATGGACGGCAAGAAAGAGCCGTATACACTGAGCAGTATCGTTGCAGAATGCGCTGAAATTAAGCACAGACATTTGAAGATTTTGCTGAATAAACACCGAGAGGACTTTGAGAGTTTTGGAAAGGTGACATTTAAAATTTCACCTTCAGAGAGTGGGCAAAATGTACGGGATTATATTTTGAACGAGCAACAAGCAACATTGCTGATCACTTACTTACGAAATACAGAACCCGTAAAAGAGTTTAAGAAGAACTTGGTCAAAGCCTTTTTTGAAATGCGTGATGAACTCTCTAAACGCTATCTTCAAAGAGAACTGGAAAAGCCAAAGCGCAAGACCTTAACCGAAGCTATCCAAGCATGGGAGAAAGCACCTAAGCATGCCTATAGTACCCTTACAAACTTACTACTAAAGGGAGTGACAGGGAAGAATAAAGCGCAACTCATGAAGGAGCGAGAAAGTAAGAACGGCATTGATGGCTTGACAAGTGTAGAACTGACAAACTACCAACGTTTGGAAGATATGGCAATAGCGATGATTAACTTGAATAGGGGGTATTCAGAAATTAAGGAATTAATTTTTAAAGTATAGGAGTATAGAAAATGGAAAATGAATTTAAGACAGTTGCAAATGCCAAGGGGTTAGAAATTCCCAAGTATTCCAAAGATTTTAAAAAGCTAGTTGATAAAGACAGACAACTAGCCGAATATCTTTGTATGAACTACGAGGATTTGGACAGTGAAGACCTGGGCGCATTTCTTGAAATGGTGAAGCAGGGATTCAGCTGGATTCTGGATCTTATCGAAAGCAAGGACTTGCTTTATAAGCCACAGTCGGGTAGTAATCATGCAAAAAGAAAATAAAAAAATCACTTGCTCAAATTTTAGACGAGGCGAGCAAGCGACACAATTCAGAGTATAGAAATTTTTTCTATGCTTTGATTATAGCAAAAAATATCTATTCTATCAAATACCTAAAGAAAAACCGAAGAGCAGGCAAGCAATTAGAAAAGGTTTTGAAATCAAGCACTGACAGGGTGATTCTAAGGCCTTGTTTAGCTGAGAGATGGGTAATTACTCACGAAACACCGCTACAAGCGTTCGCCAACTTGGGGCAATCGCCCAGCGTTTGGAGTGGTAAAACCTGTATAGGAAAAGGCAAAAGAAAAGGAAATACTATGACAGTAAATACAAAGGAAATTCAAGAGCAAGGGGGCAGACTTGGAGATGTGCTTCCCAGAATTGAATTAGTTAGACAGTTGAGCAATTCGCTGATAATGGCAAAAAATAACGGAGCAGATACTGCTATCTTATCTGGACAGATGGCAGAGGGCTTGGCCGTTATTCGTGATCAGATGGAACAACTCTATAGAGAGTTGGACGGAATTGCAGTTTATCTACTTAATTGTGAGAACTTTGAAGAATTGGGGTACAAGTCAGATGAAAATTCCAGATGTAATGAAAATGACTCAAGTAGAAATTGATGATTTTATGGCCGATTTAAAGGTTAACAATCCAAATCTATTACAGTTTATTATTGATTTTTTAGATAACAAAGTATCTATCAAGGAAGTTGAAGCTTTCCAAAAGATGGAACATCAAGCCCAACAGTTATATATCAAGAATTACAAAGCGAGGGCATAGCATGAATGAACTAGATTTAAGCAATACGCAGTCTATTGTTTTTACTTTGCTACTGCTTGGCCTACTACTTTATCTAAATCACCTAGACCGCAAAAAAAGCGCTCAAATCGAGCGAGGAAGTACACAGACGATAGAAACGACTAGCGAGGATTTAAACCCTGATTATGGGCGATATATTCAGCTTGGAATGGTTAGTAAAGGGGACTAAGTATGTTTAGTTTAAGTAAAGAAAGCGAACATGATTTGACTAATAGAATAAGCACGGTTATAGAAAACTATCTAGCAGTTCGAGAACGACCTAAACCACGACTAACTGGTTTAATATCAGCACAAGAAGCTATGGACGAGTTAGATATAAAATACAAAACCTTGCAAAAGTGGGAAGGTGCAGGACTAAGACGTTACCAACCACCACTAGAAGATACTAGAAAAGTCTATTACAAAGTTACGGATATTTTGAAGTTCCTGGGGGTAGATGATGGCAAAGACTAAAATATATTTTTGGTTAAAAGTTGATAAGAAGTTTTTTGATAATCTTTTTATTAAACGACTTAAAAATATGCCTGGTGGCTACACTATGACAGTGATTTATATCCGCCTTATGTTGGAAAGTTTAGAAGATGATTGTATTTTGTATTATGAAGGATATTTTGATAGTTTGGTGCAGGAATTAGCTTTAAAGCTGGATGTTTCTGAAGATGATATCAATATGACGGTTGCATATTTTACAAAATGTGGACTGATTCAGATTGATGATGATGGCCATGCTACATTATCGCAAGCAAAAGCCATGGTTGAAAGTGAAACGAACTGGGCAAAATACAAGCGAGAACAAAGAAAAAATAGTCAAGATTTACCAAAATTGGAGAATGTCCAAAATAAAAAGACTATTTCCAACTCATGTCCAACAGAGATAGAGAAAGAGAATAGAGTTAATAGTAAGAGTAATAATTTATATTTAGATAATATATTGTCGGGAAATCCCGACTTCACTTTTCCTACTTGGCTTGAAGAAACAGCTATAAAAGATTTAGAGAAAACAAAACATAAAGAACTTTGGATTCCTATTGCTTATCTGAATCAAGTAGCTAATAAGCGGTATAAGTTTGTTGACAAGACTAAAAGGCTTTTACTGGCACGATTCAAAGAAGGCTATACACTTGAAGATTTTAAGCAGGTGATAGATATTAAAACGGCAGAATGGAAGGATAGTCCTGAATTTTCTAAATATCTGAGACCAGAAACACTTTTCGGATCTAAGTTTGACGGTTATTTGAATCAAAAGCCTAAAACCATAAAAGGGAAGTCAGAAGATAACTTCCCAGATCTACCATTTTAGGAGTTGCAAAGATGAAGGAACAATTTAAAGAATTTAATAACAGAAAAATATCGGATACGGTTTGCGATATTCACCAGGTAAATTATTGGGAAATTTCTGTACCAGTGTTAGGGAGTTCAGAAAGAAAACTACAAGCATTTTGCCCAGAGTGTGTGAAGGGAGAGATTAAACAGAAAGAGCAAGACTTATTACAGCAGTTCGAGGACAGACAAGCCTACTTTAAAACTTATGATGTCTTAATGCGTGAGAGTACGATTCCTAACGAGTTGAAGGGAGCGACGTTTGAGAATTTCTTTGTTAAGACGACAGAGGAAAGTCAGATGTTAGAGTTTGTAAAAGGACAAGCCCAGAAGTATCTTGCAGGTATGACAGGAAATACCTTAATCAGTGGTAGCACAGGAATCGGAAAAAGTCATTTGTCTCTTGCCTTGGCTAAAGAAATCAATGAGAGTTTCAGGGAGAAGCACGAGCCTAAGAGTGTTTTATTTGTTAGCTTAACCGAGATTATCAAGCAGATAAAAGAAGGCTGGGCTTATGGAAGAAATGCAAACTTAACAGAGTATGAGGCGGTTAAAAAGTTAGTTGATGTAGATTTTCTAATCATCGATGACCTGGGGGCAAAAAATGGGACGGTAACACCTAAGAGCGATTGGGAACAGGATTTCTTGTTTGATATTATCAATAATCGAGAAACTACGATTTTTAATACAAACTTAGACAGTAGCGAACTACGAACGGTTTACAATGCTAGAAACTCAAGTAGAATTTTGAAAGGTTTAGAAGGGAACACTTTCAAAGCTTTCACGATCAAAGACAAGAGATACACTATAAATACAGTGAGGGGAGAATTTCAATGAATGATGATAAAATGCGATTTTCAACAGAAAAAGGCTTTGTTGTCTACGAAAAATGTGGTATAATAGAGATAGAAAAAGTTCCAAGGTTTGGAGAGATAACTTTATTCTACTCAGATGGAAAATTTACCCATCTAGTCAAAAAAGAAACTAAAAAATAAGTCTATTGAGAACAACTCAGGGACATACCGTAAGCATATAATGCTAGTGGTATGTCCCTTTTTGTTTGCATAGAAAGGGGGTGAGTATTATGGCAGGAAATACTTCTTTAGGGTATGTAGTAGCCAATAAGTTTTCTATGGATCCAGAGAAAAGACAGAAAATCTTTTCTCAGTGTAAAAAAGAAGGTGATAGCTTAGAACAACGGAAACAAGAAATACTAGAAAAATATGCTAACAAACAAGACAAATCAAAATCTAGAAAAAATGATTCTAAAGGCTCGGAGAGTCATAAAAGAAAAGCTAAGAGCTAAGAATTTTAGAAAAAATTATAAACAAAAATCAGATATTAAAAGATGAAGGAGCAAAAAATGACAACTAACTTAGTTAAACAAAAAGAAAATCTAGAAGCTTATATCCGAAGTACGGGTTATAACACTAGAGGGATGAACATAGAAAATAATCATGTACTCATTGAAAAACCAATCCTTGATAGTTACGAAGATGAACATCAACGTAAAGAACTGGTTGATCTAGTAAATGTTATTGAGACTCGCACCCGTGGTGGGAAGTATGAAGTAACTGACTTTGAATCTGATTCATTACAAGAAGTTAGCGAAAATTCGGTTGAGAGAACAGAAGCAGATAAAAAGAAAACTATCAGCGTTGATTACTTAGTTAAATTATTCAGTGGAAAACTTGATTTTTCACAGGAACAATTAGATGATGGCCAATATAATTTAACGGATTTTCTTGGTAAGAAGATTATTAAATTAAAACGTAGAACACGAAATAGAGAGATTGGCAAAATTCTCCAAACTGCGAAAGTGCAGACTGCTACAAGTATGGACGACTTGAAATCTATTGTTTCTTTAATCAATCCAGAGCGCAATGTATCTATGGTTGTTAGTCAATCACTATTTAGTGTCTTAGAAAAAATGAAAGACACTTCAGGAAATTATCTTCTTAAAGTTGATAAAGAGACAGGAACAAGTGAAACATTCTTTGTAGATAACTTTTTAATTGTAGATGATACAACCTTAGGGAATAAAGGTGACAAAAAAGGCTTTATCGGAGATCTAGAAAATTTTGTTACTTTGTTTGACCGAAAGAAAGATACACTTAGCTGGGTGAATGCGAATGACTATTTTGGAAAACGGTTGATTTTACATACCCGTTTTGATGTAAAAAAAGTTGAAGAAGATTGTGGTTACTTTATTCAATGGAACTAGGAGAAAGAAATGGATATTAATCAAGTATTTGAAACACTGGATGATCTAGATAATAAAAAAAGTAAGATTAATTTAGCACGAGAACAGTTAAGCGAAAAAAGGAAGAGTCTTTTAGGCAATCAAACAGTTTCATTTGAGAATATAGATTCTTTTTTGTCAAATAACTTAGAATCTTTAGAGCAGCTGGAAAAGATGGAAAAAGCTATTAATTCTCTTCAGGAAAAATATAATAGTGATTTTTCAGAAGCTAAAGCAGTCATCTTTGAATACATTTTTAAAGAAACTAAGCAACGGATGGAAACTAAGAAGATCTATAAACAATACCGAAAGAAACTTAGACGAATTCTGGACGCATATGATGAAATTCAAGAACTAAAGAAGGATGTAGAAGAAATCCATACAGGTGTAGTCAGGGAAATAAGTCAGAAACATTCTCTATCGCTATATCGAACGGAAGTAAGTCCGCTTACTGTCCTACCATTCTTAAACCCTGATATTAGCGGGTGGATGGATTTTGCGAAGGAATATCGGGACATTAAAGAGTATTTAGAAAAATAGGGAACAAATTAAGTAAGGCTAGTGATATATGGCTGAAACAGAAGAGATATCGCTAGTCCTACTTTTATGCTTTACTAAGTTTCACATAACAAAGTAAGCATAAACTGAAAAGAAGTAATAGCTTGAAAGCAAGGTATATCAGGGGTTTACAGAATGGAGTGAGTTTCACAGAATGTAAGATATGAGAAACTGAGAGGATAAATTAAAGAAATTTCCCTTGAACTTGTCATACTGAAGAGTTGTCAAACTTAAAACAATGATACCTGGTAAGTGGAGTGTTGGAAGGCTTTTAGCGCTTTTTGTCAGTTTGACAGAATTTACAATTTGACAAATTGCAAGATAAAAAAATTTTTAAATTTAAGTGGAGGTACTTGCCTATGTACGAGTTGAGTAACAGAGACCTGGACGGGATAGATATTGAGTTAGGACGATATAGAACGCTTGCTAATAAAATTTATTTGAGAAGACAGGAACTGATACATAATAAGAAATATAGCACTGAAGATTATACTGGTGGGAAAGGCAAGACAGTATCTAGTCCTACTGAAGCGACAATCATTAGAATTGAAGAAGACCAAACACTAAGATATTTAGAAGGCTTCAAACTAGTTGTAGATACCTTGATGGAAAACTTAATTGAAAGTGATCTAGTAATTTTTAAAATGAGATATTTAGAAGCTGGTGCGACTTGGGAAGACGTGGCAGAGAAACTAAATAAAACTACTCGTTATATAAATAGCCGTAGAAAGGTAATCGCTAAAAGATTTGTGGAATTGAAAGGATATTGACCCCCCCACCTTTTAAAAAATCTTTCTGCCCAGTAGGGTACCGGTGAAGGGAACTTTTTCCAAGTCGGAGACCTCCAGACAAAAAGGGGGTAAAAATTGTTGGTTAACAAAATAGTCGTTCACTTTTTGATATTGACTGAATTTGATATAAAATATGTTTTTTTAAGTCTAACTTTAACTTGAAAAGAATATAAAAAATAATTGTATCTTATTAATTAATTTTAAAAAATAAAAATTTCAAATAAATAGCGAAAAATGCGAACATATAATTGACATGTGTTTCTAAATGTAATATCATATGTATGATACGTTATATACATAGTGTATCATATTGCTCACATGGGAGGCATTCTATGGAGGGGTACCATGGGACGAAGCCTGAATCAGTTAATGCTATTTTGGGACAACAACATTTTGAGTGTACTTCATTTGAAATAACAGGCGACTGGGTGATTAAAAGTGGTCAAAGTTTACCTAATGATCTTGGAGTGGGGTTGTACATGTTTGTTGATGATCCACCAAATGGGTATCAAGGTTTAGAAAATGCAAAAAAGTACGCTCGAGTATATAGGAATAGTAATAAAAAAATAGGTGTTATAAAGTTTAAAATAAAAAGTGACAACTTAACTATTTTAGATTTGAATAATCCTACAACGACTAAAAATTTTAATGAATACAAAGATAAATATTATCAAAAGTTAAAAAATTCATTAGGTGGTTTTAAACGTAACAATTCCTTTCACAGGTATAATCTTGATGGAGTGTTTTTAGAACATTTATTGCGTTACAATAAATCCTATACTGAGGTGGATGTCGTAACGTGTAAAACATACACTCCACCAACTCCAGATAAACCAATTTCGCCTGTCCCTAATGGGAAAGAGATTTGTTTACGAACACTTACGTTAATTGATTGGACGGTTACAGAGGAGAAATATAATGGCTATTAAAGAAATTATTCTAGATGAATCAATTCTTGATATAGATTCATGGTTGCCTAAAGAAGCTATAGACCAAGTTGTTCAAGCTATTTTATATCAAGAAAAATTAGAGTTAAAGAGCTTATTTGAATGCAATCTACCATATTTTACGGAAAGTTCGGTAAAAAATGTAAAAGCGGAGTTCCGTGACTTTGTTGGGTACGCAGATAGTTATAATAGTAATAAAAGCGCCTATAAGGTGCAAGCGAAGGATATGGCAGCATAATGGCAATTATTAAATTTGAAGATTATGTAGTTGATAAGTCGGTTTATGAAACTAATCTAGATTTTGAAAATAGTAGAGAAGATGGACGTTTAGTAGTTCCAATCAAATTTTCTGCTGAAATTGGAGTTGATAAGACTCAAGAGAAATCCTATGTTATTATTAACGTAAATTTAGGTCAATCAACAAATCCTGAGGAGATACCTAATATTCCATTTACATGTGAAGTATCTATTAGGGGGCTATATAGTTATTCTTCTTCTGACTTTGAAAACGAAGAGGAATTGAAAAATGTTCTAGGAGGGAATGCTGTAGCTATACTATATCCGTATGTGCGAACATATATTTCCACTTTAACAAATCTTTCAAATCAATTTCCTTCATATACACTTCCTGTAATGAATTTTGCAGAGACAATTAAGGAAAATGATTTGATTACCTATATTGGATTTGATTGATTATTTGTAAAAAGATAGGCATTAACTAATATCTGTCTTTGTTATATAGTTTAAAAGCACGTTTTATAGCGCTAGTTTCTTGACTACGGAACTCATAAATGATAAGCCCTTTTTTAGGGCTTTTTGTGAAGATTTTAAGAGTTTTTAATGATTTATAATAATCCCTAATAAATTGTGTTTTTTGAGAATTCAAAAAACTAGGATTTTTAGAATAGGTAAAGCAATAAAACGTTATTTTAAGTATATTGTATAAAAAGATAAAAAGTAAAGTATATCATGAAAACTAATAAAATAGTTAACCAAAATAGATTAGGAAACTATTTGATTCTGTACTTAGATCCAGAATTAGACAAGGGACTTAATGGAAATATTGTCTGTCGGAAAATAAAGCTAAAAGGTTTTGAATACGATACTGTACCTTCATTTGATTCTAACTATATGATTGCTTTTGAAAGTGATTCTTATGAAAATTATATAGATGAAACAATTGAATATGAATAGGTTAAAAAAATAGTTTAAAAATGGTTAATTTTTTCCTATTATATAGACATGAAAAAAAGCACGTTTAAAACATGCTAGTTTCTTGCCTGCTGAACTCATAAATAATGAAGTTAAATGTTCAGTGATTTGTGGAGTAAGGAAGAAACTCCAAAACATTCAAACGAAAAGCGAAAACTCACAAACGCCCTATTATCAGGCGCTAAGAAGTGATAAAGCTACTTGCTAAACACTTAAAAAAGCGATACAACAAAATGCTTTAAGATAAGACTTTATATTGCAAGAAGCCTACAACAGTGGGCTTTTTGCTTTGTCTTAAAAGGTTGAGTTGATGGTTTGCTTAGAGATTTGCTAGATTGATTTCATAGCCGTTTCAAAGAATGAGACGGCTTTTTTTGCGCTTTCTTTTGAGAGGTGGCTTATGGTCATGGATAAAGTAGAATAGCTTAGATGTTTGGCACTTATCGCTTTAATAGATAAATAATAAAAATAGAAGTGTCCCACCTCCTACCGCAGAAAGTTCTGTTTCAAGGGGAGATGGAACACCTCTATTCGTTAATTTAATTATAGCCTAAAAAACTTTTAAATACAAGGCTATTGAGATAGTAAGGGTGAAAAAAGAAGTAACCATCATTCCGACCACATAGTGGACAAGGGTAACAAGATTACTTCGTTTATTTATCTAAGTATACAACATTTTTACAAGAAAGCAAAGTATCAGGTTAGTATAATGGAGTATCTGTTGTACTTTAGCAAGCAAGGTGTGCTATAATGCTTTTATTAGGAGGAGTGCAATGAAACGGTAAAGGCAGCCTTTTCTTTACCACCTAATTATGTATCAGAGCAGAACGGCAGACTTGCAAGATACTATAACGGTATACTCTACATCACTGAGCCTTATACAAATATTGTAGTAACTAGGATGAAACGTAAAAAAACTGAGAGGATTTAAACCATTATGAAATACAGCCAACAAGTATTAGACATGCTAAAGCAAGCTGTCAATGGTCAGATTGATAATTTTTGGGATTTCTCCTTCAAGTTTAACGCCCTTTTCGGAGAAGATGAAGATTTTGCCGAGGCTTGGGACAATGAAAACCCTGAAATGTTTGACGCTCTCAATGACTTTGAGCTGATGATGTTCTTAGAGGAACATGATCCAAGTGATAAGCAAGGATTTATCAATTTCCTAAAGCCATACTATGAACAGGTAAAACAGTTAGTAAAACATAGCGCTTAGAACAATCTAGGCGCTTTCACCTGTCAAAACACTATGGAAAAAGATTTAGTTTATATGGCAATATTAGATGATTTACAAGAGTTATATGACAATGGTTGGGATGCCTCTTTTGATTATAATG